GCGCGTGGTTCGTCAGTACACGATCAACAACGACTCTATCCCGACCCGTCTGGATGTGTTGTACGGTTGGGCTCCTCTCTACCCCGAACTCGCTTGCCGCGTTGCAGCTTAATTGAAAGGGAATAAATCATGCCTTTGTCTCCTACTACCTACACCAACAACGGCCCTGCCGTTACCACCAGCCCCCACCGTCTGATTGATGGTGACAGCACTGACGGAACCGCAATCGCCCCCAACGGCGGTTTGGTTTCCTTCTTTGGTGCTACGGGCACGACCCAACCGACCTCTGCTGGCAACACCACCACCGTGGCTGCTGGTTCGACCACCGCTGTCTACACGAACACCACGTTCTCTGGCGGCACTGGTTCTACCGCTTACACGGTTGGCGATATTGTCAAAGCTCTGAAGGCTTTGGGTCTTATCGCTGCCTAATCAGCCGCGATGAAGCAGAAAAGCCGCCTCTCAAAAAGGGGTGGCTTTTTCTCTTTTTCTGGTTAAAATCAATTCATCTCTAAGGAGAAATCATGGCTCTGCAAACCACCATCTTGCGTGGGAACATCCTTAATTCGTTCATTATGGGTATTCCTGTCACCGCAACGACTGTTGCCACCTCTGGCGCATCCAAAAACGTGTCTGTTCCTGGCTTGGAAGTTGGCGATGCCGTTACCGTAACGCTTCCCGCTGCTCAAACCACTGGTGTTGGCATTGCTAACGCCTACGTTTCGGCTGCTGAAACGCTGACGATTCAATTCATCAACGCTACGGGTTCCTCGGCCTCCGCTGCCGCTGGTACTTATACCGTTGTGGTTGACCGCGCAGAATCGTTGCCGTTGGCCTCCAACGCTGTCTAAAATGGCATCGTCTACAGTCCAGCGTAATGCAGGGGTTACAGTAGCCCTTGCAGTCACGGCCTCGGCTCACGCCAACGTTGTGATTAACGACAATACCAACGATCAGGTGAACTACACCAGTTTCCTGAATGTTGGAACCAAGCCGTGTGCGATTCGTTGGGGTACAACTGACAGCAATGTCGGAACCCCGGTGTTTCCCACGGATGGCACAAACGGTGACTTTGTTCTCCCTGGGAACATGGTTATGCCGTTGATTCTTGCGACTCCGACAACGCCTTATTACTTGTCGGCAATTTGTGGCGGTAGTGACAGCACTACCCTGTATGTGACTCCCGCAGCAGATCAATCGTAAGAACTATGGCTGACCCTTCATCAGTAAGTGACCAGAATCTGCTACCCGTACAGGCATATTTTGCCGTTGACGGGACGTTCCAGACATTTATTGGGCAGGGTCAGCCATTTTATGCGACAGTAAATCCTAGCCAATCTGGGCTAAACATTACAAATAGCACGATTAACAGCACGACAATCGGCGCTATCACCCCATCAACGGGTGTTTTTACAAACATTGCCACGACAACTGGCACGATTTCAACACTTCCATCTGGCAACACCGACATTGCAAACAAGCAATATGTTGATGCTTACGTTGCTGGATTGTCATGGAAGCCGCCTGTAAATTACGGCACAACCGCAGACATTGCGCTTGCTGGCCTTGGAACTCAAGCCGGTGGCGATTGGGGTTCTGCGCTGACCGCAGGGATGCGTGTTTTGGTCAAGAACCAGAATACTCCCGCAAACAATGGCATTTACATTGCAGACTCAAGCAATTGGAGCCGCGCCCCTGACGCAGACGCTTGGAACGAGTTTGTCTCTGCTCTGGTCTTTGTTGAAACCGGAGCAACTCTGGCGGGTTCTGCCTGGTATTGTTCTGCCCAACCTGGCGGAACACTTGGCACAACGGCTATCAATTGGTCAAACTTTAGTGTTGCCGCGCCGTATTCTGCTGGCACAGGATTAACGCTAAACAACTACATTTTCAGCATCACCAACACGGGTGTAACTGCCGCAACCTATGGGTCGGCATCGTCTGTGCCGGTGTTTGTGGTCAACGCGCAGGGCCAATTAACCTCTGCAAGCAACACCTCAATAGCAATTGCGGCATCTCAGATTACATCTGGGACAATTGACACCGCTAGGATTTCTGGTTCTTACACGGGAATTACGGGTGTTGGGACGCTTACTGCGGGAACTTGGAATGCAACACCAATTGGCAACTCATATCTTGCCAATTCAAGCCTGACCATCAATGGCAACACGGTTTCTTTGGGTGGATCAACAACAATCACGGCAAGCACGACTAATGCGCTGACTGTTGATAATTCAGGAACTGGTGCGGCGTCTGGGTCAACTTTTAACGGCAGTGCTCCGGTCACGATTTCCTATAACAGCGTGGGTGCGCCATCAACCGGGGGCACAAATGCAACAGGAACGTGGAACATAAGCATTTCTGGTAATGCTGCAACCGCAACAAGTGCAACAAGCGCAACAACCGCAACCAATCTTGCTGGCGGTGCGCTTGGTTCTGTTCCATATCAAAGCGCATCTGGAACTACCACTTTCTTAGCGGCGGGGACTTCTGGTCAGGTTTTGAGTACCAATGGCGCGGCTGCTCCCACATGGATTGGCCCTTCTGCTTTTCTGGACAACATAACCACGACTCAAGGTAGCCTAATTTACAGAAACGCCTCGGGTTGGGTTAATTTGGGGCCAGGGACTGCTGGACAAGTATTGCAGACGGGAGGCGCTGGTGCTAACCCTTCCTGGCTCAATCAATCGTCTATTGCGGCAGGTTCTGCGGCTACTGCAACGTCTGCAACAACATCCACAAACCTTGCTGGTGGTGGTGCTGGTTTTGTTCCCTATCAGTCTGGTGCTGGCGCTACATCTTTTGTCTCTGCTGGTACTACCGGACAGGTCTTGACCTCCAACGGGTCAAGCGCCCCAACATGGACAACGCCTACGGCTTACGCAACGGTTACTGATGACACAACCACGAATGCGACCCGTTATCCGCTGTTTGCGGCTGTTACTGCTGGCAACCTGACCACAGAATACGTTAGTTCAACCAAGTACCAATTTAACCCCTCTACGGGCGTTTTGACCGCCACCTCATTCAGCGGCGCTGGTACAGGACTGACCGGGACTGCCTCTAGCCTATCAATTGGCGGGACTGCCTTAAACGTGACCGGAACGGTTGCAGTTGGCAACGGCGGGACGGGCGTTACGACCTTGACCGGATTGGCTTACGGCAACGGAACGTCTGCGTTTACTGCCGCAACTGCCGCCCAAGTTGTTGCCGTAATTAACTCAACCGCTGTCACAAACGCCACAAATGCCGCAAACACGGCGATTACGGATGACACGACAACCAACGCGACTGTTTACCCAACTTGGGTGACAAGCACCACCGGCAATTTGCCTCAAAAAACCTCATCAACTAAACTGTCGTTCAACCCCTCAACCGGGGCATTGACTGTCAGCAACAAGCTAATCATTGCGCCATAAGGAAACGATATGGGAACTCTAGTTTTTCAAGCAAACTTAGGCGGGGCGATTAACCTAGTCGGCCCAAACACCGCATCTACGGTTAACTTCACGCTCCCAAGCGCAGATGGCACTAACGGTCAGGCATTAACCACCAACGGAAGTGGAACACTTGCATTTGCAACTGTTTCTGGCACGCCTGGTGGATCAAACACCCAAGTCCAGTTCAATAACTCTGGTGCATTTGGTGGGTCTGCTAATCTAACCTTTGATGGCACAACCTTTACCCACACAGGCGCATCCAACTTTGCGTCAACCACCGGAAACGTGGGTGTTGGTACGGCATCCCCTGGTTCTAAACTAGACGTCAAAGGCACGCTACGACTGTCTGGGTCATCTTCTGGCTATGTTGGATTGGCCCCCGCTGCCGCAGCAGGATCAACCACCTACACGCTCCCTACCGCTGATGGTACTAACGGACAATCTTTGACCACAAACGGCTCTGGCACGCTTTCTTGGGCATCGTCTAGCGGTGGTGGATTTAGCGGATCAACCACAACGTCATCTGCTGTTGATATTACGCTGACCAATACGTCAACACAGACGCAAGCTGTGTCAATGACTGCTGGTGGCAAATTTGTCATCCTGCCTAACGCCACAACCCTTTCTAATAAGGGTGGCCCAATCTTTATTATCCAGAACAAAGGGCAAAATCCGTTTGGTATTAAAGATGCGGCAGGTAACGTAATTGCCAACATGGTTTATTACGGACAGTCCGTGTCGTTGGTTTTGTTAGACAATGCAGCATCGGCAGGAACATGGGGTACGCAAGTTATTGGTTCTGCGGGTGTTGCGGGTATTGGGCCTATCAATGCCTCTACCATTTCGTTTCTAGCTAATGGCAGTGTCACTGTCTGCGGTCTTTCAAGTACCCAGGCGCTCCTTGTATATGCCAATACTGCCAGCACAAATTACCAGATCGTGCTTGCCACAATTTCTGGTTCAACGGTAACGTATGGAACACCAACTACGTTATACGCATCAACTGCCCCAGGAAATTGTTATGGGGCTATTGCGCTATCTTCCTCTCTTGCGGTGTTTTGCGTTGTTAATAATTCCAGCGTACCACAACTAATTGCGGCTAGTGTTTCTGGGTCTACGATAACCGTAGGAACGGCTGTGGCACTTAGTACAGTTAACCTTCTTGGTCAGCGCGGCATTATGTATCAAGAAAGTTCTACTAACGGTGTTGTTACATTCATTATTGATAACGCTGGAACGCAATCAGCAATTGCTAGAGCGTTTTCAGTATCTGGTACAACGATCACGCTTGGAACTGCACAAAACTTAATTAGCGGCATTGCTTCTGGTACTTTATATTGCGCTACTGCAAAACTTGCCACAGGTTCTTATGTCAGTATCTATTCTGACGGTTCTTCAGGTTACGCTCGTCCCTGGACAATAAGCGGAACAACGATAACGCTTGGAACACAAACATCGTACCTTACTGGCGTTCAACAAGCCACTTATATACTGTATGCCGCCCAGACGGGTGGCGGTTTTGGGGCATCATCAACGTGCGGTGTGTTTTCGTATTCTGGAAATAACGTAACTGTTGTCATTTCAGGTTCAACTATCTCTAGTCTGTCCACGAGTTACGGGCCAATTACGACATTTGGTGGAACAGTTGCATATAGTGCGTCTATTGGTGTGCCAAGTCCGTTTGGTACAAGTGGAATGATTTCCACACAAGGTTCTGAACTCGGTGTATATACAGGGAGTGCCAATGGTTGGGGCGGTGGTGTATATATTGGTTCTACTGGGTTGTTTGGTTTAAGCACTACCGGAAACTACACTTATCTAAACTCCACAACAAACCTGTACGCTGGCAATTACAACGGTCTGGTTTCAGCCGTAGTGGTTAAGGGAAACTAACATGAAAATTCTTTTGAACTCCGACTCGGTTGCCATTTTTGTTGGCTTGTCGTTCACGCTGACCGCTGAAGGGCTTTACCTGCCTGATGCGTTTAGTGCTCAATGTACGACTGCAAACTGCACCGTGATTGAGGTTGAGCCGCCGCCATATTACGTCAGCAATGTGTATAAATGGGAAAACAACGCATGGACTTGTATTGACCAACCTGCTGTTGATGCGTACATTGCGGAACAAATAGCAAAATTTAACCAAGAACAAAGCAACAAACGCCTACTAGCCTACACTGCTGAAGCCGATGGTATTTACTTCAAATGGCAGCGCGGAGAAGCTACCCAGCAAGAATGGCTGGACAAGGTAGCTGAGATCAAGGCTCGTTATCCTTACATCACCTAAAAATGTTCAATTCGCCAATCATCTACAACTGGACAATCAAAAACCTATACGCTGAAAACGAGCGTATTACGTCTGCCCACTATCACGTTGTGGCAAGTGTTGATGACTTGTCGGTTGAGACTGAGGGAAACTGGTTTTTTGATGAACCAGGGACAGTTCCGTTTGCCAGTGTGACCGAGGAAATGGTGGTTGGTTGGATCGAATCCTCCTCTATACGGGATGGCAAATGCGTCATAAAATCCCGCCTTGAGGAGCAACTAAAAGCCTTGGAAATACGCAAGCCCGTGGTTGCTCCTTGGATGCCCCAGGTGTTCACTCCTGACCTATAAGGACACAAAATGACTCAGCCGATAGACATTATTAGCAGAGCCCTAAAAGACATCGGCGCATTGGAAGCAGGAGAAACACCGACCCCTGACGCAGCGCAGGATGCGTTCGATATGTTGAACGACCTGATTGACCAATGGTCAAACGAAAACATGATGGTTTTCAACGTGACCGAGATCATTTTCCCGGTCATTGCTGGTCAGGTTCAGTACACCATTGGCCCCGATCCAAGCACGCAAAACTTTATTGGCGCATCGTTTACAGGCTCAATCTCTGGAAACGTCCTGACGGTTACCGGCATCAACTCTGGCGCAGTTGCCCAAGGTCAGACTCTTAGCGGCACAGGCATCCAGGCAGGGACTAAGATTACCCAATTCCTGACCGGGGCGGGTGGTAACGTCAACGAACAAGGAACGTATCAAGTCAACATCAACCAATCGGTTGCCTCGACCACGATCACCGCTTACTATCAAAAGCCCTTGCAGATTAACTCGGCGTTTGTGCGTATCAACACGACCTCTAACGGTCAACCGATCATCTCTGGTGGCCTAGATTATCCGGTTGCGGTGTTGGCGCTAGAAGATTACGAAATGATTGGATTGAAGACGCTGAATGGCCCTTGGCCCAAGGCGATTTACTACAATCCCGGCGCAGATTCTGGCAACGTGTTTGTGTGGCCCAACCCGTCACAAGGCGAAATGCACTTGTTCGCCAACACGATTTTTACCCGCTACGAAACCATCAACGACACCATTCTGTTCCCGCAGGGCTATCAAATGGCGCTGAGATGGTGTTTGGCAGAGCGTTTGATGCCCATGTATGGCAAAGCCTCGCCAACCCAAATTGCCATGATTCAACAATACGCAGCGCAATCAAAATCTACGATCAAGCGCAACAACATGACGCCCATGCAAACGGCGCGTTATCCTGATTCGCTTTTGGTCGGCAGAGCCAAAGACGCAGGTTGGATTCTCTCGGGTGGTTTCTTCCGTTAAGGATAAGTCATGGCAGATTTTGGATTTGTCGGGCCATCTTATGAAGCGCCTAGCATCTATCAGGATGCACAGGAATGTATTAACTTCTTTCCTGAGATTGACCCGCTAAAACAGCCTGGTGTTCGCGGTGTTGTTGCTTTGTACCCAACGCCTGGGTTGGTGGCAAAAGCGGTGCTTAACTATGGTGAAATCCGTGGTTTGCGTACTGTTTCCGGTGGTGAACAGCTTGTTGCCGTATCTGGGCCTTACGTTTACGTTCTGTCCTCAAATCTGACGCCCACAATCGTTGGATTCCTGAATACTTCCACCGGACGGGTGGGCATCACCGACAACGGCATCAACGTCTACATTGTGGACGGTGCGTATCGATACACCTGGCGCATTTCGACCCCTGCTGCGGCTATTTTTAACGCCAGCATCTCTGGCACTACCCTGACCGTCACAAGCCTGTCTAGTGGCACGTTAGCGGTGGGTCAGGTGGTCTTTGGGGTGGGTATTGCAAACGAGACTGTGATTACCGCGCTTGGAACCGGAACGGGCGGGACGGGTACATACACGGTCAATATCTCGCAAACTATCGCCTCCGAAACCATGTCCACGGCGGCGGCGGGTGCGATTGTGACCGGCTCAATTTCTGGCACAACGCTGACGGTTTCTGCGGTAACGTCTGGGACAATTTACGTTGGTCAGACCATCCAAGGAACCGGAGTAACCGCTAACACAATGGTCACCGCGCTTGGAACGGGTACTGGTGGGGCGGGAACTTACACCGTTAGTACCTCGCAAACTGTTTCATCAACGACCCTTTATGCCCTGAATTTCACCCAGATTCCGTCCTCAGATGGGGCGTTTTCTGGTGGCAACACGGTGGATATTGTTGACAACTATTTTGTTTACAACAACCCCGGCACTCAAGAATGGGGCGCTTCTGATTTCCTTAGCCCCGTATCTCCGTTGTTGTCCTATGGGCTAAAAGATGGAGCGCCTGACGATTTGGTGTCGCTGATTGTTGACCATCGAGAGATTTATCTGCTTGGTGAAAACTCATCCGAGGTCTGGGTTGATGTTGGCGCAGTTCCGTTCCCATTCCAACGCATTCCCGGTACGTCTACCCAACACGGCATTGCATCTGTGTTCTCGGTTGCTCGATTGGGCAATTCGTTTGCCTATGTTTCGCGTAATATTCGTGGACAAGGGCAGATTGTGCAGATGAACGGCTATACGCCGACACGCATTTCGACCCACGCTGTTGAGAATTCCCTGCAAAACCAATACATTGACGATGCAGTTGCGTGGACTTACCAGTTAGAAGGCCACGAGATTTATGTGGTCAGTTTCCCGACTCTTGACCTGACTTGGTGTTATGACACGGCAACCCAGATGTGGCACAAGTGGCTTTGGGTTGATAACGACAACGTATACCATCGTCACCGTGGAAATTGCTCGGCATTGTTCCAAAGTTTGGTTATCGTTGGCGACCATGAGAACGGGAAGCTGTACGAACTGAGCAAACAGGTCTACACGGATGATGGTCAGGAAATCCGTAGGGTTCGCCGCGCTCCTCACTTGGTTGCTGACTTGCAACGTCAATACTTTGATGAGTTCCAGATTCAGTTCCAACCAGGCGTTGGGACTACCGGCTTGTCTGTTGCCAACGTAGATTACAACAACTATCTCGGAAGCCCTTACTATATCTATCCAAGCGCAACTCTAAACGTAATGCCAACGGATGTTTTGATTATTGGAAACCGAACCGTAGCATCTACTGGCGACACCACTACCAAACCACAAGCCATGTTGCGTTGGTCAAACGATGGCGGCTCTACTTGGTCGAATGAGTATTGGGTTGGAATTGGTGCAACGGGTAAATACAAGAACCGCGCAATCTGGCGGCGCTTGGGAATGGCCCGTGACCGAGTGTTTGAGGTTGTTGTAACTGATCCCGTCAACGCTGTAATTGTCTCTGCCAATCTGAAAGCCTCTGTCGGGGAAAACTGATGGCAACCAACAACATCAGTGACATCAACATTCCAAGAAGCCCATTCTTGGATACGCAGACAAATCGCCCCTCAAGGGAGTGGTTGATGTATTTGCTGAAGTTGGGTAGCCTGTTCTCTGGTTATTTGAAATATGGAGCGTTTCAAGATACCACGACACAATCAGCGACAGCCAACACCGCAACCATAATTACATTTAACACCACGGACTACTCGAACGGGGTGACGGTAAATGGTGGAAGTAGGCTAACGGTTGCTTACGCAGGAACTTATAACGTCCAGTTCAGCGTTCAATTGCAAAACACAGACACGCAACTTGATGATGTCTCAATTTGGTTGAGAGTAAACGGAACGGACGTTGTTGGGTCAACTGGCCTTATTAGTGTTCCAAACAAACATGGCGGTGTAAATGGTCATAGCGTCAATGGTTGGAATTACTTTTTGCAACTGAACGCTAATGATTATGTTCAGCTAGTTTGGTCAACAAGCGCAGCAACAACAACAATTGAATACTACGCACCGGGAACAAGCCCAACAAGACCAGCGACTGCATCTGTGATTGCGACTGTTAACCAGATCACGCCATAAATTTGTCAAGGTAATGTAATGGCTATAACTCTGCCTCCTTTAACTGATCCAGTCTTTGCAAATATGCCAACCGGGGCATATGCTGACGATTGGTATATCAAACACACTCCGTATGAAGATTTGTATTCTGGAGTTAAAACTATTGGAGGAAAACAACTTTCGCCTCTAATGGATGTGCGACAAATTCCTGGTGGTTTTATAACAGGAGATATATCTGTACAAGGCTTGTACAACAGGGGGCTTTATATGCCCTCAGCAGAAGAAAAGAATGCAATCAGACAGTATCGAATACAAGAAGATAATAGAAGGGCGCAACAAAATTCTGGTGGAATATTTGGTAATTCATTTTTGGGTGGTTTAGGAAATAGCCTAGTTGGTTTGGTTGGTGATTTAGGCCCAATTGGTACTATCGCCACGGCAATCATTGCCCCTGAGTTTTTGCCTGTAATTGCTGGTGCTCAAACCGCAGCAAAAGGTGGTGACCTTGGCGATGTGTTGAAGTCTGCGGCAACGTCTTATGCTGTTGGTCAAATTGGGCAACAAGCCGGTGTTCTTGGGGATCAGGCGGCGGCATCTGCACAGTACGGAACTGACATAAATTCCATGCAGACAGCTATGCTTGCCGCACAAGAGGCTGGCACAGGCTCTTTGGTTGATGTTGCTGGAAACATTGCAGGGAAAGCCGCCTCTAGCGCAGTATCGTCTGCCGCTACGGGGGCAAAAACTGACCCGTTGGCGACTTTGGCGAACTTTGGCGCATCTGCCGCTGCCCCTGCAATCACTAGCCAAATTCCAGGTTTTGATACCCTTCCCCCGTTGGCACAAAGCGCAATTAACACCGTTGTCGCTAGTGAAATGACGGGGAAAGACCCGACCAATGCCTTGATTTCCCAGGCGTTGCAAGCCGGTAAAAACGCAGTCCAAAACTATTCTTTGTCTGACATTGCCAACATTGGGGCAAATCAACTGAATGCGGTTGATCCCAATACCGGATTTGTACAAGACTTAATTCCTATTGCAGAGGCTTTCCCAACGCAAGTAACGCCTCCTGTGGTTGAGCCGGTAGCCCCGCCGGTTGTTACGCCTGTGCCCGATCAGACGCCTATCATCGGCACGCCTTTGTCTAGCATAGGTAATCAGCTAACAACGGAAAACCAAGGGCAACCGGAAAACATTGGCATTCTGGACTCGCAGACAACCCAGACACAAGCCCCAGAAACTCAGCCAATCCAGAATGACGTTGTTACTAACACCAATTTACAAGATAATCAACCAACCGCATCGGGTCAAGGAAATGCTATGGACATCTTAGACTATATTGGTGGCGACACAACACCTGACAACATTGACATTGGTGGTGGTTTCAATCCTGCCGGCAACATTTATGACCAATATACCCAAGCAGACATAAACGCTATGGGCGATGTTGGCATGAATGTTGGCGGTGGCGCTGACTTGAATGCAATGGGCGATATTGGAATGGGAGCCCCGTCTGGTGGTGACATGACGGGTGGCGGCATTTCTGGTGGTGGCACAACGGGTGGCACAAGCCTTTCAAACATTCTTAAGAACGTATTGCCAACATCTACGCTTGGCAAGGCGGCTTTAGGTTCTGGTGTTAGCGGTGCTTTGCAAGGTTTGCTTGCTGCGAATGCGGCAAACAAAGGCGCACAACTGCAATCTGATGCCGCCAGAGCCGCATTGGCCCAACAACAAGCCATGTTCAACACGTTGAACTCGCAACAAGCCCCATATCGAGGCGCTGGTTATGGTGCTTTGAACCAGATTCAGGGAATGTTGCCGGGTCAATATGTCAAATATGACGCTCAAGGTAATCCTATTGGAATGGGAACCGGGACGGGTTATCTGACCCAACAATTCACGCCTGAGATGTTCCAACAGGGTATTGACCCTGGCTATGCCTTTAGACTGCAACAAGGTCAAATGGCTAATCAACGCATGGGCAACGTGTCTGGTGGCGGTTTGGGTGGCAACGTTATGCGCGGTTTGCAAGACTACACCCAAGGTCAGGCTAGTCAAGAATTTGGAAACGCATTTAACCGATTCCAAACGCAACGTTCCAACATCTACAACACGCTTGCAGGAATTGCAGGAATTGGGCAAGCAAGTCAACAACAGGCTAATGTTTTGGGTAGCAACTTGGCAAATGCTCAAGCCAATCTGGGCGTTGGTTCTGCGGCGGCACAGGCGGCGGGTCAGGTTGGTCAGGCTGGCGCATACGGTGGTGCTTTGAACAGTATCAACCAAGCAATAATGCTGTCCCAACTGCCTGATATTGCAGCGGCAATGAAAGGTCAATAATGGCAACGCTTCCATTCAATACGAACCTAACAGTTCAGCCCATGCAAACCCAAAGTCCCATGACGGGGCTTTCGGATATGCTTAACCTTGCCAAAGGGATTCAGAGTTATCAACAGGCGGCTGAACTTAATCCTTTGGCAGTAAAAAAAGCTCAAATGGAAGTTTCGCAGTTGGAAGCAACAAACCCTCTTGCCCTGCAAACAGCAAGAGCACAAGCTGAACAGGCGCGTTTCCAATTGGACGCAAATCAAAACGCAATGCTTTATCAACTGATTGGCGCTTATGCCAACGATCCTGACATCAATAGCGGGAATCGAGCAAAGGTTGGTGAAAAGCTATTGGAAATCAAGAACGAAGCCGCAAGCCTTTTTGCTGACGTTCCAGATGCAGAACGCAAGGTTAATAGCGTATTTGATCGACTGATTAACAAAAGCGTGTCAACGCCTGACGCAATTCCTCAAGCATTTAAGAATGCCATTCAGTTTGGGGTTGGCGCTAGTGGTCAACAAGCCTTGCAAACTCCTCAACTCACAACCTCTGGCGGTCAACCTGCGTTGTTCCGTCCTGGAGCTGGCGCTGTCGAGCCTGTGCAAGTTGCTCCTCAAGCCGCGCCTCAAGGCGCACCTGCCGCCCCCGCACAAGCAGCGGCTCCTGCTGGATTGCCTTACAAGGTTCGCCAACCTGGTGATGTTACGCCCTTGTCTGTGGGCGAGGAATCTGACCGCGCTAAGAACCAAGCATATCGCCAAAGCCTGACAACCCGTCAAACTGACTTGTCAACGGCAAAACGAAATCTTGATGAGGTTATCAAAGAGGCAACCAAACTTGATCCAGAGAGTTTCTGGTCAAAAGGTTTGGCGGGTGATGTTCTGCGGAAGATCAAAGATCGCATGGGCGACACGACCTACAAACAACTGAGCAAGGATTTGGCTAACGTACAGATTGCCAACATTCAGTCTGTTGGTGGTTCTATGGATACCGTGGCGGGTCAGCAACTTGCTAAGATTGCCAACGGGGACGAAACGTATCCTCCATCTGTGCTGATTAACATTGCACGCAGAACGTATGCTGACCTGACCAACCTTGAAATGCAAGCCAAGGGCGCGTCAGCTTTTGCTCAGAAGTTTGGTGACGCTAACCTTAATTACTACAAACAAAAATGGTCTGAGAACGCAGATTCCAAGGTGTTTGAAGCAATCAGCATCTACAACAGCGTCAAAGACCCAGCAGAACGCAAAAAAGCAATTGATGCGTTGATGGGCGACAATCCCAAGCAAAGAAACGAATTCGCTGACAAGTTCAAAAATATCCAGAAGTTGTCTCAAACCGGAGAGTTGTGATGGACGAACTAGAGCAACTGATTCGTGGTTCTCAATCATCTTTTAAGCCATCTGCTCAACCGGCTTCTCAAAAAGACTACAGCAATTTGGTTACCGATCAGTTGCTTGATCGTCTAAAGAAGGTGGAAAGCGGCACAGACCCTTATGCTGTCAACAAACAGACCAAGGCGCTAGGCCCATATCAATTCATGCCTGAAACGGTTGCCGATCTGCACCGCAAGGGCTACAAATTCAACGCTTTTGACGAGAAAGAATCTCGGGAAGCGGCGAGAAAGTATCTAACCGAACTGGTCAACAAAAGCGGCGGTGACTTAGATAAGGCGCTTGCCGGTTATGGCGGGTTTGTTACCAAAGACCCGTCTGGATACATTGCCAAGGTCAAAGGGACTGAACCTGGACAACAACCAAAGTCAGAACCGGTTGTTGATGACCTTGAACAATTGATTCGCGGTACGGCAAAAGCGCCTGAAACGCAACCTGCCGCCAAACCAGAAGCCAAACCACAGGTTAAACAAGGCGTCAAACCAGAAGATTTGAGCAAGCCTTATGTTGGTTATCCAACTGGAAAAACTCCAGCAGTTGAACGCGCACCAGAGCAACCATCTTCATTTGGGCAGCTTGGTCAAATTGGCCCTGGCCTAGCAAGTTTGGCAGATGTGACCATTGGAGGAATCATTCCTAGCGTGGCTGGCCCTCTTGCTTATGCTGGCGCTCGCGCTATGCAGAAAAGCCCAGAAGAAGCAGCCGCCCTGCAACAAAAGGTTGTTGGAGCAACTGAAAGCCCGTTTGGAAAGGCTTTTGGGGTAACAGAATCGCCTGGTTATAAAGGTGAGGCTTCCCGTCAGATCATGGATTTTATTGGTCAAAACATCAGCAAAGGTGCTGAATGGATTGCCCAAAAAACCGGTTTGCCTGTTGGTGACGTTGAAAACATGATGGGAACGGCAATGGTTGGGGCTACTCCTACCGTTGCTAAAGCCATTCCAAAGGCGGCTGGCGCTGTTCAATCTGTTCGTGATGTTCGTGCCCAAATGCAAGATCAATTGGCACAACGTCAGGCTATTCAAGGTAATGTTCCTGAACCGGCTCGGCAAATGTCTCCGCAAGATATTGCCGCCATGCAAGCGCAATTTGAGGCTAAACGTGCGGCTCCTGCGGCGCAACCTGCCCAGGCTGACTTGGTTGGTGTTGGGGCGGCATCTGTTACGCCTGAAAAACTGCGTGTTCAGCGTGCCAAAGAATTGCCTGTACCAATTGAGTTGTCCAAAGATCAGGCAACCCGTGACCCGGCTGACGTTCGTTTTGCAAGAGAAACGGCAAAAGACCCTGTTTTGGGTCAAGCCTTGCAAACCAAGTATGCAGACGATAACCTAAAGATTCAAAAAAACCTAGATCACTTTGTTGAGAATTCTGGGGCTGAATTTACGGGAGCCGCACCTGGTGAAATCGGTCAGATGTTGGTCAACTCAATTGGCCCGTATCAGCAAACCAGAAAAACGGCAATCACCACCGCATACGATGCCGCACGCGCCGCTGGCGAGATGGACGTTCCGGTTCAGATTAACCGCTTGTCTGACTTTGTTGAGAAAAACCAATCTGCTGCCAAGAACGCTCCTGTTATTTCTGCGGTTGGTAGCGAGATCAAGCGCCTTTCAAAAGACGGTCAAATTTCCATCAATGATCTTGAGGAAATCCGTAAGATGACAAATGTGTTGGCGCAAGATAGTGGGCCAAACTCTCACTACGGACGCCAAGCAATCCGCATCATTGACAAGATGACCGAGGGCAAAGGTGGCAAAGCCTACCAAGATGCACGCCGTCTTAACGCCGAATATATGCGGGAGTTTGAGGACACGCCTGTTGTCAAAAACATTCTGTCTATGAAGAAAGGTTCTACCCAGCGCGCCGTGGCAATTGAGGATTTGATTGAAAAGTCAATGCTTAAAGGCCCGCGCTCGGATGTGATGCAACTGTTTAGTACGTTAGAGAAAGCTGGCCCTGAAGGTCAGCAGATGATTAACGAACTGCGCGGATATGTTGCACAACGCATTAAAGACGAGGCTACCAAGGGTGTAGGACGAGACATCAATGGTTTGCCGTATGTGTCTACGCATGGTCTAAACAAGATGATTGTTGATCTTGATCGTAGTGGCAAACTTGAGTTGTTGTTTGGCAAACAAGGTGCAGAGCAATACCGAACGCTAAATGATGTAACCAAAGACCTCCAGACCGTTCCTGTTGGCACAACCAACCCGTCTGGAACTGCCTCAACTTTGTTGGCGGCAATGGCTGAAATGGGCGCACAAACGGCTATGACGGGAGTTCCGTTGCCGGTGGCTATGATTGGCAAGCAAATCTACGGAAAAGTGCAAACCAACAAAAAGCTGAACAAGATTCGTGATTTCGTTGAATACAGCAAGGAAAAATAATGGCATATCTACTTTCCCCAATTGGTAACGGATTTCAATTCTTCACCACTACTGGATTGCCATTAAATGGCGGGTTGTTGTACACATACCAGGCGGGTTCATCTACCCCAATTGCAACCTACACAAACTCAACGGGTACGTCCAACAACACCAACCCAATTGTGTTGGGGACTGATGGCAGACCTCCCCAAGAGATTTGGCTATTGTCTGGGTATACCTATAAGTTTGTTTTGCAAGACTCGACCTACCAAACGATTGCGACCTACGACAACATCTATCCAATCCCGTCCAGTACGGCGTCTGGTACGTCTGTCCCTGCTGGCGCAATCATTATGTGGTCAGGTTCTATCGGCTCAATCCCAACTGGGTATGTGATCTGTAACGGCAGCAACGGCACGCCTGATTTGCGTGATCGGTTTGTTGTTGGGGCTGGTAATACTTATGCCGTTGGCAACACGGGTGGCTTTACGTCTGCCGTTGCCGGTTCTGGTGGTACAAACCTGCCTTTGTACTATTCCCTGGCATACATAATGAAAACTTGAAAATGGAATCGCAATTCATTTTTAACATCATTGTTGGGATTGCGGCTTTCTTTGGTGGGTGGATGCTAAACAGCATCACCAAGGCCATTGAACGACTAGATTCTGATGTGCGATCCATGCCTCACACTTATGTGTCAAAGGATGATTACAGACGCGACATTGATGAGTTGAAAGACATCTGTAAGCAAATCTTTGCCAAACTAGATAACAAGGCAGACAAAAATTGATCCGGTTACCATTGGTCTAGCGTTCGCCGGGGCTAAGGCTGCGGTAGCAACAATTAAAGAGGTTATTAAGTTAGGCAAAGACACTAACGAAATAGCCCAGAGCATTGCTGGTTACTTTGACCAAAAGGCAGTTATTGAGAAAGCCGAGGCGGTCAAGGAGCGAGAGAAACGGGAAACATTGTGGGACAAGGCCAATGGGGTCAAGCCCAAAAAGACAGATGCTGAACTGACATCCGAGGCGTTAGAGATAGTCCAAAAAAGACGAGAGTTGGAACAGCACGAGTACGAACTTTATGAAATGCTGGTTTGGTCGGGCCAGGGCAAACTCTGGGATGAAATGGTTAAAACCAGAGAGGAAATGAGGCGGCAGATTGCCAAAGAAGAAGCCGAGGCTGTCAAACAAAAGATCATTGACGCCGCCAAATCCGCTGATCGCAAGGCAATGATCCAAGACATTCAGCTATCTGTGGCAGTTTTAGCGGCATTTGGATTGGGGATGTACTGGCTAGTGCAATGGGGAATCTCAAAGGGAATGTGGAAATGAGCGAACAGCAAGACAAAGCATTAGGCGTGTTGGACAGGGTTCTGGCCTATGTTGACAGCCCATTCAAGCTGATTGCTTTGCTTGTCATGTTCCTGTTTGGTTTCTGCGCCTGGTTTGTTTACACCAATCAAGAACTGTTAGTGGGCGCTTACAAAGAAAGCCAGAAGCTACCAAGTATCAATGAGGCTCGGGCTGACGATGTGGCGGCGGTAATGTTTAAGTATGGTGGCGCTCAGACTGTTGCCATCTTCAAAGTTAATCCATTGTTTGGAACCCGTATCCTGTATCGGGCTTATACAAAAGAAGGTCGAGACAAAAGATTGGAGGGAATCGATGTTGGACTCTTTACCCAAAACCCCAACAATAACGCAGACGTTGTACGCCTTATGGCAGGAGAAACGCCATGCGGTGATTACCACAAGCCACAAAGCGAAATCGGCCTGTGGTATGTCGAAGTTGGTGTCACCCACGGCTGTCGAATCTCTGTACCACCGGACGCAACACGTTTCATCGGTCAAATTACCGTTGGGTTCAAAGATAAACCTGAAAGCATAGAAGATGTGCAATCATTGCTTTCAATTGCCTCATCAATGTTAACCAAAAAGAGTTACTAAATGGGAATATTAGACTCACTTGCAACCGGCCCTGTCGGTGCGCTTTTGTCAGTTGGTAGCAAGATTCTGGACAAGGTTCTACCTGACCCTGCCGCCGCTGAAGCCGCCAAGCTAGAACTTGCCAAACTTGCCCAGGCTGGCGAGTTGGAGAAGATGGCTAACGAAACCAAGCTGTTTGAGACTGAGCAAAACAACCTCACAGAGCGCCTCAAGGCCGACATGGGTAGTGACTCATGGCTGTCCAAGAATATCCGCCCCATGACCCTTATAGCCATCTTGGCGGGGTATTTCACGTTCGCCATGATGTCAGCCTTTGGGATGGACACCAACGAATCCTATGTCCAACTTCTGGGACAATGGGGAATGCTCATCATGTCGTTTTACTTTGGTGGGCGCACGCTTGAGAAAATCATTGATATGAAGGGCAAAAAGTGAACCTTTCACCTCATTTCACCCTAGAAGAACTGACGCACACGGATCACCGTGAGTTTGACAACACCCCTAATGATTCAGAGAAAAATAACCTTAAACGGCTGGCAGAGTTTCTTGAGCAAGTCAAGGATGTACTTGGAGGGAAGCCCATCATGGTCAACTCAGCATTTCGTTGCAAACAAGTCAATGATGCTGTGGGGAGCAAAGATACTTCTCAGCATCGGCTCGGCTGTGCTGCTGACATTCGGGTTCCCGGCATGACGCCAGATGAGGTGGTCAAGGCTGTGATTGCCTCTGGGATTGGCTACGACCAAATCATCCGTGAATTTGACCGTTGGACGCACATTTCCGTTCCCAACACAATTACCGACACGCCGCGCCGACAAGCCCTTATCATTGACAAAACCGGAACCCGTATTTACAAGGAGTAATCATGGCAACCAAAATGATCCTGACCCGCGAAAAGCCCCGTCACTCGGAGGCCAAAGAATATGTCATTGAAAAAGAGCATATTAAAGAGGCCCGCAAGATTGCTGCTCTAGAAAAAGAACTCAAAGCGCACGAGAAAATGCCCATGGATCGTGCTCACCCGCAGGGAGGCTCACAAAAGGACGCCCCTTTGCCTTCGATGCGTAAGTACTGATTCGTAAACGGAATCTCCTCGGGCCATAAACCCGCAGTTGCCAAACTCTGGAGAGTTTTCAGGTGGGCCTGTTCCCACCTGTTTTTTCGCTCCTCTTTGGACAACTCTTTTCCTTGGTCGATCTCGTAGTGACACCAGAAGCAAAGCGCGGCTATTTCGTTGTCGCTTGCCTTTATTCCCCGGCCTTTCCCGCCGCCCCAATTGCTGTGAGCCGCCTGGACTTGCTGGCCTGACCCGCACCATTGACAGTCTAGACTAGCCACCAGCTTTAGGAGTTTCTTGCTCCTGACGTATAGCGTTTTAGGGAATTTCATTCGTGAGACTTTATCTGCAATCTTGCGCTTGCCTGACGGGTTCGCCAAATCTCAATGTCTAGCCGGTGGCTTTCTAATTCCCATTTGAGCGTTTCCTCGACCTCCACCGCCCCTTGAAGGTCTGCCAACAGGCTTTGGTATTCAGGATCGGCTAGTGCCTCACGCTCCTGAGCGTTTGCCGCCTCTATCCCTTTGGTAAGCGCATCCTTCATCAGAATGGCTTTCTGTACCCTTCTGTACTCCTCCAGATACGTCCTGCGCCCTTTTGCCTGACCAAATCGAGGCGCTTTTTCTCGGATGGATTCTGCGGCTTTTTCGGGGCTCATTCGTCATCCTCCTCATCATCTTCACATCTTTCGCAACCGGGATGGTCTGGATCACGGCAATCATGGGCAGACATCAGCCGATAGTGGCGTTTCTTCTCCCACCAAACCAATGCTTGCAATTCTTCTCTTTCGACATCCATAAATGCTCCTTAAATACGTTCGTTTATGACGTTTGACCAAATGGTCTGTGGTTTTTGATGGTCGCGGTAAAACTTAATCAAATAATCAACGACTTGGTGATAAGACATTGATATGCCCAATTGCTGTTGCAACGAGGCTTTGATTGCGTCAATGTTTCCATCAATCGGCAACGTGATTCTTTTAGTCACCACGGTGCTTCCTCTGCATCCGAGGGGAATTTCTGCCGCTTTGGTTCTTTGTAAGGCGGCAAGGGAAAGGGCGGGAAAGGCCAAGTATTCATTCCAGTTCCTCCTTAACCATGATGTCCACGCCCGGCTCACTTGCGTAGACCTTTGTGCAATGCAATGAAACGATCTGCGAATCGTCCTTAAAAACCACCCCATTCATGCCATCCAACATGGATTTGGCAAGGTTGTCGATGTCTGGCTTCTTAATTGGCTTCTCCAAGCCCGTTAAACAGTCCTCTGTGCGCTTTTTAGAGTGCGACTTAGGGATGGGTAGCCTCATGTACAAATAAACGCCCACAGGGGTTTCTAGCGGCTCGTTCGATCCCATAGCGTTTTGGGAGGTCAGCCGCACATGATCCTCATACGTCCGGGTTCCCTTGTCGGTGTAGGATTGGACTATTCCGTTGAATTGACGGAATCGAGGGCGCTTTTTAGGGACTGGTGTGCCCTCAACGTGAAAGTGAACCATAAAAGTCATTTGTTTAGCCTGTTCATTCGTTGTCTGAGATCAAAGGCGGCATCGTCACCGCGCAACCTTCTGATGTGGTTAATGGTTCTGTCCCACCATATCCGGGCATCGTTCGGGCCAACCTCTTTGGCTTTCTCCCGGTATCTCTTTATCCATTCCCGAGCCTCTGCCTCGCGTATGAATTCCAAGGTCGCCGGTGACGAGTAGGGCGAGGTTGACTTTGTATTGCGGGGTCGGGATACCATTTTTTGCTCCGTCCAAAATCAAGTGTGCTTCTGCGTTGGTCATTTAAATGCTCCTGCTAACAATCGGAAGGCTTCTGCGGCACAGAGGGGGACTTGTCCGTTGCCAATGGATTTAAGTCTGTCCACCCTAGCGGCCACCCCATCAGCCACTCGACCCACGTTGGGTTCAGCTTGCCACCATTTCCCGCCCCCATTAGCCTGGCTTCCTCGATGGTTGTGTTCTTGTTCAGCAGTTCCCATGAACCTGTCCCGCCACACATCCCAGCCGTTCTCGGTGTGGGCCAATTCACTTGCGCTGTCAGCGTTGGCGTGTTCCTGTTGTGTTCGCTTGGCGCGTTCGTTTCTTTTGCCATATGTGCTGTTGGTGTAGGCCACGATCCACATTCTGTCCCTCTGGTGATTGGCTCCAACGTCTGCTGCTCCCATAACAGTCCATCGACAGTCATACCCCAGCGCGGCAAGGTCTGCAATGACTCTGGTTCCTCCTCTAGTAGTGAGCATTGGGGAGTTTTCCACGAACACGAATCGGGGTCGAACTTCGCCAACCAACCGCGCCATATGTTTCCACATTCCTGATCTTTCTCCATCAAGTCCATCACCTTTTCCTGCCGCACTAATGTCCTGACATGGAAATCCACCACTGATGACATCGACAACTCCTCGCCATGGATGTCCGTCAAAGGTTTGAACGTCATCCCAAATCGGGAAAGGCGGGAGAAGGTTGTCATTTTGTCGGGCGCACAGTACGCTTGCGGGATAGGGTTCCCACTCAACGGCGCAGACGGTTCGCCATCCAAGGAGTTTTTCCCCAAGTATTCCTCCACCAGCGCCCGCGAATAAAGCCAACTCATTCATGCTCCTTTCCTCAATGCCGCCATCTTTGCCAAAACTTCTAGGGACGGAGGAGCGGCTCTTTTCCTGTCCTCATCCAGTTTGACCAGCGCCGGGTCGCGTTCTTTGGTTCCAGGTACTGTGGTTCTGGCAATGTCAGCAGGTGCAACCTTGAGCGCATTCTGTCGGCGTATCCAATTGCGCCATGTGGCCTCCCAATCGGTCTTAACGCCTTTCTGACCGGGTTGGGCAATCCAGTAGTCTCGGAATTGCTCCCAAACATCTAAGGCAGAAAGTTCGGGGCGGGTTTTGATGCAGAACGAACACCATTCTTCTGGCAAAAGAAAATTTGGGTCAAGGCGCGAACCGCGCCGCGCTTTAACCTTGTGTTCTGTGTCTTGTGTAGTGTGTAATGTGTCTTGTGTAGCATTGCTTTCGGATTGCGTTGGCAATGCGTTCGCATCCTTGGCTTTGCTCCATCGTGCTTGAGCACTTTTGCTGGCTTTGTTTGACTTCTCTCCAGCCTTAGCAATCTCAGCATTTGCCCGGTGATGAATCCACCCTTTTTCTGTGCGCTCGAAATACTCTTGCAATACGGACGCAATGCAATCCGTATGCGAACGCATACGAATCTGCCTAGCGGTTTCGCTTATTTCGTTAGGAATGGGGGATTCGTGAAGATAGTACCAATCCAGCAAACGCCGATAGGTCAAATCTTCCATTTCGGAAAGATGTTCCGTGTGACTTTTGTAGTCACCAATATTGAATTGGTAGTAGTGCATTGCACTTCCTCGCTTACCTCCAGAAAGAAACGCGCGGCAGGTGGGAGGTGCACTTTTCGATCAGGGGATCAATCCTGATCTAGCCGGGTTTCAAAAAACTATACCATCAAATTCCGCAACCGCAAATCATTTTGCCGTTAGCGCCCTGGATGCAACGATAAGGCTGGAAGGTCGGGCAAGCTGCCATAGCAACGCCAGAGGCAAAAAGCACGAGGGAAACAATCAGTTTTTTCATGGTGGTTCCTTTCATTGAATAACATCAAACCATTTGGGCCGCAAAAGCATTAGCTGGTAAATCCGTCCTTGTGGGATAGATTTCCATTGCCAAACCGCCCCTCTGGTGACCCCCAGGAGGCGTGCTAGGTTGGCTTGTGAGCCAGCCAGTTCAATTGCTTTATCTTTTGTCAACATTCTGCGAGTATAGAATCCTAGACGAAAATACAACACATAACCCTGTATTGCGCTTGGGTATTGAGTTGTGGTCTAGTTTGCTATACACTTCAGTCATCCCGTAGCGCAATGCAAGCGGTCTTTTAAGGAGCAAGTATGAAGCAAGCGTATGTTGTTGAGTTCAACACCACAAACACTTCTGATGGCTGGTCAAGGATTGAATTCACTTCAATCACTAAGGCTTTGGGATTTGTTTCCCTGATGGTCAAGCGCGGCTGCCATTGCCAAATTTTCCAAGCATAAAGGAGCACACACATGAAGAACTACCAAACCCCCCGCAACCTCGCAGACGCCACCTACACGGTTGGCTACTCCACCAGCAAGCCTGAAAGGGTCTTGCGGTATGTCTACGCATTCGCCGCAGGTTTCCTACTTGCCATGATCGTTTTTGGAGGTTGAACATGAACGCACAACAAATCATTGAAAGCATCCGTGACTACCGTGATGCCCATTTTTCCAAGGATGACCCCATGCGTACCGAGTACCAAGTGGGATGCCTTGAGACAAAGATCATGGAACTCTGTTTCATTTACAACAACACCGTGGAAGCCATGCGCGAGATTCAGCGCGATTTGGAGGCGAAATGAGATACCTAGTCCTAATCCCTGCAATCCTTCTGGTGGGTTGCTCATCAACTTCCTCGCCGAATGCGGCACAACAAGAATTGGTGCTTGATAAGCACGTTCAGCCCTTGAGCCGCAACGAGGTGATCTATGCGGTTCGTGAATGCGAAACCAACAAAACCCGCGCCGTGATGATCTTTGGCAAACGCAAGATCAATGGCTACACAACAGACGTTGTGGTTGACGTAACGTGCGCCCCTAAGTGGTAAGGAGACATCATGGAAACACCAATCGGAATGAAAGTAGCGGCGGCATTTGTCAAGGCTCAAAAAGAGTTTGGCCCTGCGCTTAAGCTGTCAAGCAATCAGGCATTCAAACAAAACGGCAGGGTCAGCCGATACGCTGATTTGACGTCTTGCCTAGAGGCGGTTATGGACGCGCTGAACAACAACGGAATCGCATTGATGCAACGCACTTACGAATGCAAAGACGGGGTGATGTTGGAGACTGTGTTTCTGCACGAATCTGGCGAGGTATTAGAGGGTGGGTTGCTTCATGTACCAGCGACCAAACATGACGCGCATGGATATGGCTCTGCCCTGACCTATGCTCGGAGATACAGCCTCATGGCAACCTGCGGCATATCGGCAGAAGATGACGATGGAAATGCGGCATCTGGCAAACCAGAACCCAAGCCCACAACCAAGGTTGACCCCGGCATGATGGCAGACCACCTGGCGGCAATCGAGGCGTGCATTGATATGACAACCCTCAAGACTACTTACAACGCCGCCTATGCGTCTTGTGATGGGGATGCGGTTTGGCAAGCAAAGGTAATGGCAGCAAAAGACAAGCGCAAAAAGGAGTTAACAAATGGATAACAAACAAGACATAGATTTGCTTTTTGAAACAAACAGCGCTGATTTAGAGGCATTGCAGGATGCTCAATTTACCCTTGAAGCAATTAAAAGTGCTGACCCAGGCACTTACGATGAAATCATTGATGATTCTTTAAGACTTATTCAAAAATCATTGAGTATGAGTCCTCAAAGTTCCATAGAAAGACTAGCAAAACAGTTAGGAGTCAATATATGAGAAAGCACTACCTTTTACCAAGTGACTTTGCTGGATTTGCGGTAACTAAATTTAAGAGGGCAAAAGATGCGGCATTAAAAGCAAAACGGGAATTGCTGGCAAAAGAAAACGCAGAGGCCGTGTTAAGGATTGAGCGTCAAGGTTTGGGATTGATCTACAAAGAAAAAACTGTTCGATCTGGGTTTACGTTGCCAACAAGTTATGAAGGTTATTGGCTAATCAAGCCAAAGAAAAACACAATCATAGGAAAGCGTGTTCAAAAAGAAATGGACGATGTTTGCAAGTTACTTGACGATTGGCAATGGTCAACAGAGAACGCTTTAGGCATATACGAATCTGTGTATGACAGAAGGGAATTCCACAACACGGTTTGTTACGCCCTAAAAGATGATTTAGTTGCAGTCAGTCAGCACAAGGACACAAAACATCAACTGCCAGAGCAATATGCAATAACAAAAGAACTGTTTGAAACAATAATTAAGGAGGCAATTTAATGGAACAGAAATCAGAAGAATGGTTCAAAGCCCGTTTGGGCAAGGTAACCGCAAGCCGTGTTGCTGACGTACTAGCCAAGACAAAAACGGGCTACAGCGCCAGCCGTGATAACTACATGGCTCAGTTGGTGGTGGAGCGCATGACCAACACTCAGGCTGAATCGTTTACCAATGCTGCCATGCAATGGGGAACGGATCAAGAGCCGTTTGCAAGGGCGGCTTACGAAGTCCAACAGAACGTTCTGGTAGACGAAACCGGCCTAGTCGATCACCCAACGATTGCGATGGCTGGCGCGTCTCCTGACGGCCTAGTGGGGGAAGATGGGTTGGTGGAGATCAAATGCCCCAACACGGCTACCCATATTGATACGCTATTGACGCAGACTGTGCCTGGGAAATACATTACGCAGATGCAATTCCAGATGGCGTGTACCGGGCGTCAGTGGTGTGATTTTGTCTCTTTTGACCCGAGGATGCCTAGTAAAGCACAATTGTTTGTCAAAAGGGTGCAACGGGACGATGGTTTTATAAAGGAGATGGAATCGGAGATAACAAAGTTCTTGGCAGAAGTCACAGCCAAGGTGGAGCAACTTAACAAACTAATCGCATGAAACATCAATTCGACATCAAATTTGCCGCCCGTAAGTACAAAACCACACATGGAGAAGAAAGAACCTACTGGAGCCCTCATGGGACGGTTTGGATTGAATCTGACCAGCCTTTGGACATCAAAAGCCTGACCATCAAGATTGACAGCATTCCGCAGTCAGCCAATTGGGAAGGTTATTTCAAAGCATTTGCCCACCGCCCCAAAGAAGAAGGCAATATGTACCCCAAGGGAGGATTCCCTCCCAACGATTACAACGAAGATTTCTGATTAACGGGCGGGAAAACGGGTTAGCGCCGTGGTCACTTTTCTAAAGTGTTGTTCAAGCCTACGCTGCTTTATGCGACCCGCCCACCACCTGGAGCACACAAATGAGCATTTTTGACGTATTGAAGAAAACCAACATCTTTCCCAGGGTTCGCAACGCCGACCCCAACACAAGCGCCGAGGCTGCTGACAAGGCCGGTAACCTGTCCATACAGCATGGGGAAATCATTGTTCAGGCTCTGGTTGCCTACGGGCCAATGGGCAAGGATCAGATTGCCGAGGTGACCTATCTGGACGGAAACCAGGTCGCCAGACGCATGAAGGAACTAGAAACTCTGGGGTTAGTCCATTTGACCGGGCGCACCGTAAAGAACAAATCAGGCCGTCAGGAACGTGAGTGGGCGGCTACAATGTGTGCTTGACAAGTCCCTAGATTTGTCGAAAATTGAATTTCCCACAACCTTGCAAGGAATCAAAATGGGCAAAATGGACAGCATGAAAGGTGTTAAGAGCACCACCGGCGCAATCCCTCCCAAGGGCGCAACCTCCAGCGATATGTCTGGTGAGCGCAAGGGCAAGATGGTAGGCGGCGTGGCAATGGGTATGGAAGATGCAACGGGCGCTGACAAGCAGTTCAATACTGGTCGCACCCCCGGCGTTTGCTACACCCACACCCGTAGCGAATACCGCTAAAACGAGGAACGCTAGGGAATGCCCTCCCTAACGTCCTCTAAACTCAACTGATAAGGAGTTGAATCTGTGAATCATTGTAGCGATTGTCGGCACTTTGTCGATCAAGAGATCATGGGTCAATGCCGAGCCCATCCACAGTTTTTCCACAAACACCGAAACGATTGGTGTGGAGAACTGTCACCAAAGCCGCTGCCAAACACCACGGTCACGGTGTCTGCTGGTAGCGCGGTCATTCTGCCCGTTGTAGACGCAATGACGGAGCCAAAAAAACGCAAATACACCCGGAGGCAAGATGCTAAAACCTCTGCGTGACAAGATCATTGTTAAGCCAGCACAGCGTTTCCAGTCTGAATTCTTGGATTTAAGCCAGGTTCAGGGCGTAGAAACCGTGGGATTTGTGGTCGCCGTTGGCCCAGAAGCCGAGGATGTTGGCCTGAATGTTGGCGACAAGGTGCATTTTGGTACTGTTGCGGCAGATGCTGGCAATGAATACCTAAAATTTGAAACTGTAAAGATTGACGGACAAAGCCATATCAAAATGTCATGGCAAGACGTTTGCTTTGTTGAGGAACAAGAATGACCAAAGAACTTATCCAGACTCGAATCCAAGACCTGATTGCCAAAGGCAAGGAATTGGAGCAAACTGCTCACCAGACCCAGGTGCAATTGCAGCAGATCAATGGTGCATTGCAACAATGCCAATGGTTTCTGACTGAACTGGAGAAGCAAAATGCCCCTACAGAAGTCCAAGACTGAAAAAGCCTTCAAAGAAAACATCAAAGCCGAGGTGAAGGCAGGGAAACCTGTCAAACAGGCGGTTGCGATTGCTTACAGCACCAAGCGTGAAGCTGAAAAGAAGGCGAAAAAGAAATGAAAAAGCACGACAAGTCCATTCCCCACAAGACCACGGGCAAGGACAAGACCTACAACCCGACCGAAAAGGGTGCGGGGATGACGGCAAAAGGTCGTGCTGAATACAACGCCAAGAACAACGCCAACCTGAAGCCGCCAGCGCCTAACCCCAAAACCAAGAAGGACGAGGGGCGTAAAGCCTCTTTCTGCGCCAGGATGGAAGGGGTAGTCAAGAACGCCAAAGGCCCGGCAGAACGTGCCAAAGCCTCTCTAAAGAACTGGAATTGCTAATGAAACCCGGACTTTACGCCAACATTCACCGAAAGCAAGAGCGCATAGAACGGCAAAAGGCAGAGGGAAAGCCTGTGGAAAAGATGCGAAAGCCTGGTTCAGAGGGTGCGCCGACTGCTAAAGCATTCAAAGAATCGGCAAAAACTGCCAAAAAGAAGTAAAGTTATCATGTTGGGTGTTAAGCCAGCATTCGAGGATGTCAATGTGGGGTGTTTTCTGGCTTTCCATCCTGCCTAGTTAACGACCAAATCGAGCCCAACCATGCCTACTTTAGCCGACATTTACAGCGCAATAGGAACTGCCAGACGCAAGGCGTCAGACTTTGTGCAGAACCCTATGACCAGTCTGCAACAGATGGCTGGTAATGCCAATGACCGGGCTAGGGCATTGAATGAGATGACTGCGGCGGCGGCAGAGGAAAAAGAACTCTACGGGCCAGCAAACCGGGCGCTTGGGGCTAAGTTAGCAGAGGCTTACAACCCTATGGGGATGACTGTTTACCACGGCAGTCCTCATCTCTTTGAGCGTTTTGATCTTGGAAAAATGGGTAGCGGAACTGGGCAACAAGTCTATGGAAAAGGCTTGTATATGGCTGAAAATCCTGCGACTGCACAAAAATATCAAAAAAACGTCAAAGATTTAGAAAATCCGGGCAATTTATACAAAGTTGATCTTCCAGACACTCATGTCCGCAGGATGTTGGACTTTGATGAACCATTGAAAAATCAACCTAAGAAAGTTAGAGATTTGGCTAAATCGCTTAATCTAGACTTGAATGATCTTGGTGGCGATTTGCTTGAAAGAATTGGAAAAGGCGAACAAGGCAAAAAGATTCTTCAAGACGCAGGAATAACAGGCATTAAGTATTACAACGAGATGAGTGGCGGCAAAGATTTGTGGAAGCGAAATTTCGTAGTGTTTGACCCGAATCACCTGACCATCCTTGAGCGAAACGCTGAAAATATCAAATGACTGAAACAGCCGAAAAACGCCCTGTTGGACGTCCAAGTCTCTACGATCCTGCCTATTGTGAGCAGGTAATAGAGTTGGGAAAGATTGGCAAGTCAACTGAGGCAATTGGCGCTATTTTGGGCGTTGGAACTAAAACTTTATACAACTGGCGGGATCAACATCCAGAGTTTTTACACGCCTTGGAACTTGCCAAGGAGTTTGAACTCCAATGGTGGGAAGACATAGCCCAGACCCACATGGTCGAGAACAAGGAAAGTGATCGATTGAACGCAACAATCTGGTCACGGAGCATGGCGGCAAGATTCCCAAAGAAGTACCGGGAACAGGTGAAACAAGAGATTACGGGTGCGGATGGTGCGCCTTTGCTGAACGCAATCCAAGTCTCTTTCATCAAGCCAGATGAGTAACGTAGCAGACGTCAAGTTCCCGGTTAAGCTGGAATTCCTATTCCGCAAAAGCCGATACAAATGCGCCTGGGGTGGTAGGGGCGGCGCAAAGTCTTGGGGGATTGCTAGGGCACTTCTGATCCTTGGGGTAAAGAATCCCCTACGAATCCTGTGCGCCCGTGAGTTTCAGACCTCGATCAAGGATTCCGTCCATAAGTTGCTGTGCGACCAGATCGTTTCCATTGGGTTAACGGACTTCTACGAAATCACCCAGAACAGCATTCGGGGCAAGAACGGGACGGAATTTGCCTTTGTTGGCCTGAAGAACAACGTAGCCAACGTCAAGTCCTATGAGGGTGTGGACATCTGTTGGGTGGAGGAAGCCCAGACAGTTAGCCGCAACTCCTGGAACGTCCTAATCCCGACCATCCGTAAGGAAGGCTCGGAAATCTGGGTTAGCTTCAACCCGGAACTAGAGACAGACGAGACATATCAGCGGTTTGTGGTCAACCCGCCTGATAACTGCGTATCGGTCAAGATCAACTGGAACGATAACCCGTGGTTTCCTGAAACCCTGCGGCTGGAGAAGGATAGCCTCAAGAACCGCGACCCTGCTGCCTACAACGTGGTTTGGGAAGGTTTGTGCCGCCAGACTGTGGATGGGGCTATCTTTGCCCGTGAAATGCAGATGGCTGACTTGGAAGGACGCATTACCAAGGTCGGCTATGACGCTACGAAGCCTGTTCATGCGATATTCGACTTGGGATGGGCAGACGCCACGGCAATCTGGTTCCTACAGTTCATTGGGATGGAAACCAGGCTGATTCGGTACATTGAGGGCAACCAGAAAACCATGTCCGAGTACCTTGCCCAGATGCAGACATTCGGTTATGTTTACGATACTTTGTGGCTCCCGCACGATGCCCAGAACAAAACGTTGGCAGCAAACGGCAGGAGCATTGAGGAAATCGTACGGGCGGCTGGCTACAAAACGAGGATTCTGGACAGGGTTCCGGTGGCTGACTCAATCAACGCTGCCCGAACAATGTTCCGAAATTGCTGGTTTGATAGGGAAAATTGCCACGATGGTCTACAATGTCTCAGGCATTATCGGTACGAAGTTGACCCAGAAACGGGCCAATTCAGCCGAAATCCATTGCACGACCACTATTCACACGGCGCGGATGCTTTCAGAATGATTGGGCTGATGGTCAATGAACCCAAGCAACTGAGGAAGGTTAGACCAATGCAAAACGCGCCACTTTCTTACGGATGGATGGGCTGATATGGCTGAAGAAAATGGTAGCGACTACAACCCTCTAATCGAGGAAGCAAAGCAATTCCTGAAACTTGCCAACGATTCTGACACCATGAATCGGCAAGAAGGGTTGGAAGATTTGAAGTTTGTAAACGGCGACCAATGGCCCGTTGAACTGCAAAACAGCCGAAACCTAGAATCCCGCCCCGTCCTAACGATCAACAAACTGGATGGCTACTGCCGCCAGGTGGTCAACCAAATCAGGCAACAGCGCCCTCGTCCCAAGGTTCATGGGATGAACTCCCAGGCCGACTCCAAGGTTGCCCAAGTCCTCCAAGGCATCATTCGCCATATCGAGGCCAATTCCAACGCAGACAACGCCTACGACAATGCCGTTGACTATGCTGTTCGCATGGGTTGGGGCTACATCCGTCTGCGTACCGATTACTTGTCTGAGGATACGTTTGAGCAGGAAATCTACATTGACCCGGTAGACAACCCGTTCACCGTCTATTACGACCCGAACAGTATCCTGCCTGACGGCTCTGACGCCGAGCGTGTGCTTATCACCACCATGATGAGCAAAAAGGCATTCTCCGACCAGTATCCTGACGCAGAGGTTGATTCCTTCCAGCAGCGCGGGACGGGTGATGCCCAATCCGAATGGATCACCAAAGAGGACATTCGCCTTGCCGAATACTTTTACACGGTTCGCAAAGAGACTGAACTCATCATGTTGTCGGATGGGACTACTGTCTACAAAGAGGAGTTGCCATCAGATGAGGTTCTGGAAGCCGCTGGCATCACCATTCTGGACAAGCGCCGCACCGTCAAGAAGGAAATCCGGTGGTGCAAACTGACCGCCATTGAGGTGCTTGAAGAAAAGGTATTCCCTGGGCGATACATCCCGGTGATTCCGGTTTACGGGCGTCATGTCGTTATTGGCGACAAGCGTAAGAAGTTTGGCATGGTGCGTCACGGCAAAGACGCCCAAAGGATGTACAACTTTTGGCAGACCAGCCTGACCGAATCTGTGGCGCTTGCACCAAAAGCCAAATGGCTAATGGCAGAGGGTCAGGACGAGGGCCACGAGAATGATTGGGCACAGGCTAACGTCAAGTCCTACCCCGTCCTACGATACAAGCAGACGGATATTGATGGACGCCCTGCCAACCCGCCCCAACGCCTTCAGCCCGAGCCGCCAGCCAATGGCATCATGCAAGCGACTGTTGCGATTGATGAGGACATCAAGACCCTGATGGGCATCTTTGACCCGGCGCAACTGAAGCAGGGCAACATCTCTGGCAAAGCATTAAATGGTCAGCAACAACAGATTGACCTAACGAACTTTGACTTTTACGACAACCTGACTAAATCCCTGGCTCACGTTGCTCGGGTCATCCTTGACCTAGTTCCCACGATCTACGACACCCAACGGGTGCTACGGATCATTGGTGACGATGGCAAGCCTGAGATGATTACGGTGAATGAGAAGGACGCCGTTGGTAAGATTCTGAATGACGTTACTGTCGGTCGCTACGATGTGGTCATGGAAACCGGCCCTGGCTACAACTCCAAGCGCCAAGAGGCTGTGGAAGCCATGATGCCGCTTCTGTCGGGCAATAGCGAACTGTTCAACGCCGCCTCTGATCTAGTGTTCCGTAACATGGATTTCCCCGGCGCAGACATGATTGCCGACCGCCTCGCCGCCCTGAATCCTCTGGCCCAGATTGACGAGAAGTCTGACATCCCGCCCCAGGTTCAGATGCAACTCAAGCAAGCCCAAGAGCAGGTCAAGCAGATGCAACAGCAGATGCAAGCTATGCAGATGGCAATGAAGCAACGCGCAGACATTGAGCAGGTCAAGCAAGACGCTGAAACCAAGCGCAAACTCATGGATGTTACGGCACGCGCCCACAACACCGAAACGATGGCAGAAGTGCGGGTCAACGACCAGAATACTCGCTCGATTACGTCCCAGAATAAGACGGAAATTGATGCGATTGTTCAGCTTCTGTTGCACAACATGGACACAGCACGCCTGAATGCGGAGATTGACCGCAGGAACGCCGAGCAGATGGGATTTGCCCAACTAGCCGCCCAAGACATTGAGCATGGTGCTAATCCGTTTACAGGTGGCTTGACGCAGTAACCAATTAGGTCTATATTGACCAAGCCTACCCGTGGGTTTCACGGGGTAAATTCTTAGGTATTACCTATGTCTGAAGAAAAAAGTGCTGGCTCAGTAGTGACCAGCGAAAACGCAGCGGATTTTTATGCAGAGAGATTAGGTTTAGCCGAAAAGCCTGTCAAAACTGTGGCTGAAGAACCTGAAAAGGCAGACGCAGAGCCGGTTGAGACTGAGGAACGGAGTGAACCTACTGAAGCAGACGCCGCAAAACCGCAGGAGGAACGCAAGCAAAATCCAAAACTTGAAAAGCGTTTTTCGGAAATAACTCGCCAACGGGAAGAAGCGCGTAAAGAAGCGCAACGGGAACGTGAAGCGAGGATGCAACTGGAAGATCGGTTGAGGCAGTTGGAGCAGAAAGCCGCACCACAAGTGCAGCAACCTAGCGATAGCAAACCCCGACCAGAGCAATTCAAAGATGCCTTTGAATATGCTGAAGCTCTAGCCGAGTACACAGCAAATTTGAAGATTCAGCAGATGAAGCAGGAAACCGAACGGGAAAAGTTTGTTAAAACTTGGGCCGAGAAGGTGAATGCTGTTAAGGATGAGTTGCCCGACTTTGATGACATGGTTGCCTCAAGCGATGTGGTTGTACCCGATCATGTACGCGATGCGATTATGGACAGCGAAAACGGTGCAAAACTTCTGTATCACCTGGCTGAGAATCCTGAGATTGCTGAAAAGATCGCCAAATTGCCTCCAATCAGCGCATTGAGAGAAATTGGAAAACTTGAGGCCCGTTTTGATGCCAAACCGCAAGAAACGAGCGCTCCCGTGGTCAAAAGCAAAGCCCCCGAACCTATCAGGCCAATCCGAGCAAGCAAAGGCGCAGTAGATGTCCCCATGTCCAGCGATGGTGTGTGGGAAGGCAGTTACCAAGCCTGGAAGCAAGCAAGGAAGGCGGGAAAGATTCGGTAAACCTAATCTTTTTAAGGAAACCAAATGTCAAATACCTTGCTAACTATTAGCAAGATCACCAACGAAGCGTTGATGGTCTTGGAAAACGAGTTGACCTTCACCTCGGAAGTTGATCGCAACTATGACGATCAGTTCGCCGTAGTTGGAGCCAAAATCGGCAACACGGTTAACGTTCGCCGTCCGGGCCGTTTCATCGGCACGACTGGCCCCGCCCTGAACGTTGAAGATTTCAACGAAACGAGCGTGCCCGTGACCCTGAGCACCCAGTTCCACGTTGACACCCAGTTCACGACTCAAGACCTGGCTCTGTCTCTGGATATGTTCTCGGATCGCGTGCTAAAGCCCGCCGTTGCCGCTATCGCCAACAAGATTGACCGCGATGGTCTGTCGATGGCTACCCTGCAAACCGCCAACATCGTTGGTACTGCTGGCACGCCGCCTACCGGCCTGATTACCTACCTGACCGCAGGTGCGTATCTGGACGCTGAAGGCGCACCCCGCGATGGTCGCCGTTCGTGTATCGTTGAACCGTTCACGAGCGCAACCATTGTTGACAGCCTGAAAGGTCTGTTCGTTCCCCAGGAAGCCATTGGCGAGCAGTACCGTAAAGGTCTGATGGGCCGTGACTCTGCTGGCATGAACTGGAAGATGGATCAGAACGTGGTTTCCCAGACCTTTGGTTCGTTCGCTGGTACGGCTGTGTGTTCTACCACCGCTGCCACGGGCTTCCTGACCTCTGGTTGGGCATCGTCCTCCACGATCAGCATCACCTCTACCGGCGCAGTTTCCCTGAACGCTGGCGATGTGATTACGATTGATGGCGTGTACGCTGTTAACCCCCAGAACCGTCAAGCCTACGGCTCGAACAAGCTGCGTAACTTTGTGGTGAAAGCCGCTGCCTCTGGCACTGGCGCAACCTTCAACGTGACCGTCAGCCCCGCAGTCATCACCGCTGGTCAATTCCAGAACGTGACGATTCCGAGCACCTCCTCTACGGCTACCGTTAACTTCTTCAACAAGACGGGTACGGTTTCTCCGCAGAACATCATCATGCACCGCAATGCGTTCACGCTGGCAGTGGCTGATCTGGAACTGCCGGAAGGTGTGCATTTCGCCGGTCGCGCTTCCGACAAGGAAATCGGCCTGTCGATGCGCGTGGTTCGTCAGTACACGATCAACAACGACTCTATCCCGACCCGTCTGGATGTGTTGTACGGTTGGGCTCCTCTCTACCCCGAACTCGCTTGCCGCGTTGCAGCTTAATTGAAAGGGAA